GCTTGCCACCCCGAGCGTGGATGAAAGTACTTCAACCACCTTCCCAGTAGAAAAACCACCAACCACCTCTCACCCAACACTTATGCCGCAGAAATCGACTCAGCGCGTCATTAAACACCTTAACTAATTGAACAGGTTTGCAATGCCATCTGGCACCAAAGCTTCTGTTTAGTCATAGGGTGTTGCCGCTGATCGTTAAGATCTACAACCTCCGGAACCTGCTAACCACTCCGACCTTACGGTCAGAGGGGCTTTGCACACGGAAGTAAACACTCATGTCGAATGGAAAGGCAGATTGGCAGAAAAGCCTCTGGGGTTCTCCAAGTTTAATGTCATAGTCGTTGCCTTGTGTAACCGTCTTTGATTTCATCCACACTGGGAGAACCGAACGCTTAGGTTCTTGCGTCAATTCTTCCTTAGGGAAGGGTTTCACGTAGTCCCGGGTATTCAACAGGGCTTTCTGATGCTTTGTCCAGAGCTTTTCAGCTCGGCGTGTTTCTCGTTGCCACTCAGTTTCATGAGGGTTGTAGAGACCAAGGTATCCGTGTTCCAGCCATATTGCTAGAGATAAACCAACGAAGGCGTCACCATAAGAATTATGGTGTTCCTTTTCGTAGTTGTACTCCTTAATTAGGCCGTCACCTTTCACCAATTCATTAAACAAGTCATAATGCATCCAGTCCTTATCTCCCGTCATCTTAGGAGGACGGGTCTCGCCCATACCATAGGTGCGAGTCAAGAGGGTCACGACCTTACGGTCATGTTCATTGATCTGATTGAAGACTGGACGAAGTCCAGAACCACAGGCCCAGTTCGGTAAGAACCAGGGCCCATTGAACTGCTTCAGGGTTTTCATATGCTTGTACATAAAAAGGTGATGGAGTCGGGTCTCAACGAGGGTCCCTGCTACATCGAGTAACTCATGATGTACGGGTCCAAGCTCAAATGGACTCTTACCAACCAATTGGCCGGCACCAGCGGATCGCTTAGCACCAGTCAGGAGACCCATGTTAACATAGGGGATCCTCACCCACCGACAGTGATCATCGAGAGTGAAAAAGTTGGAATTAATACTACAGAAAGTTGCGGAATCATATGTCTTACCAATGCTCTCCTCTAGTCCCACCACCTTTCCGAGCTGCCGCCAAACATGCGGTGTGTACGGGTTGGTGTACATGAGGAGGAAATCGTCACCGTTGAACCAAGCGGGCAGTTTCTTTAACTTTATAACACAGTTATGAGCAATCTCGTAGGACTTACGCACGAGCGCAGCATTTGCAATACATAGAGGGGGAAAGCTGAGGATAGAACCCATCAGCTGCCCGGTCGCCTGAGGTAAAATCTCAAAGCCTGGACGGTCCATTACTGTTGTTGGGAAATAACAGATATGTTGCGTCAGGGCCCTGAGAAACAGGGGACGGAAGAAACTACCCAGCCGCAAGGCCGGATAAGTCTCATCCCATATAAGGCAAAGCTCGTCTGCAATCGTTTCCGATACAAACGCGTGAATCTCGTTCGTGGTATCTCGATAATCGCCCGAAAGAAACATATTCATACCGATCACACCTCCTCGTTGAACGGAGGGACCAAATCTTTGGTTCATTAATTCCTCGGAGATAGGTGTTCCAGTCAGTTCAAAGTTCCAGAACTGCTGAAGACCTTTCCACAGGAAACGTTGGATGGGTTTAAGGACGAAATATGTAATTGGCGGACCTTTACTAATGACCCGGATCTTAAGGGCTTCCTTGAGACCGAGAAATTGGACACTGGGCTGCTCCCATTGGGCCATTCCCACCATTTGCCAGTAAAACCTCCTCCAACAAGGTAGGAATTCCTGGTCATCAACCTCGCAACCGATTACCTCACGCGCACTTTCTTCAAGACGACACCAAGCCTGGTCTTCTCGACCCTTCTCCCCGTAATACTCGGAGATATAGTTGGTCAGCTTGGTCATCCTGTGATTAAACTTAATCTTATCTATCTTAGTACGTAACTCCTGGAAATGTACGGTGTCTTCTAACTCCGTATAAGTCCCGGCGTCTCCTCGAGTCCAATTAAAATTAGACGAGGAGCTCGGAAGCATATAGTAAGACAGAGAGAACAAATCAAGTTCAAACTTCGGAAAAACTTCACGCGTCGTTCGCCTGAACTCAGGTTCCATAAAGGCCTGGTCAGCTATGAACGAGGGTTGCTCATTAACGCCTTCTGTCTCATAGATCAGCGAAAGGAAGTCTTCAACCACCTTAGGCTGTTCCAAAAAGATTTTGGCTGGTGTGGGGGCTTTTGGCGTGGTTAGTTTAAGGAATGTTTCTCTCTCAGCATCACGAACGTCTTGATCGGACGGTCGAGGCTGCCCCTTCTTCGCCATCAAGATCGATAGCGAGAAACTCTGGATTCTGGTAAAACCTAGATATTTACCCTGGTACCGTAACCGCGCTACAAAACGCTGAAACGGGCCTCCGAAAAGTACTTTCGGGTCCTTACGAGGAAGGAAACGCATCCAGGAAGGCTCCTCAGGGAGCACCTGTTTATTCCAGACAGAAAAGAAGGCAGCACTCTTATACTTGAAGTACTTCATCCAGTTCCCTATTTGGCTAACCACGAGGGCATCGTCTACTGTCTTTTGGATCTGACGGTAGAGATATTCTCGGTCATGGTCATGGAAGTCGAAACCATACACGTGGAAAAGTTCTAACCACGTGTCGACAGCATCGACTATGACATTATAATCCTCTAGTAGAGACGGGAAGAGAGACAAGGCACCGGAAGGGCCAATCTCATCTTTTAGCTGTTTCACCAGGTCGTTCTTCGCTGCCAACGAAGATCGAGCTCGGCACAGCACTCTGTCTAGAGGTAAGTTGGAGTGAGGCACGTCTTTAATAGCCTCACTACACAAATCGATTGTTTGGTCTTTTTCATCGCTGGTCGATTCGCGTAGGCTTTCTGCCTTGCATGGACAGTCACCATGGTCATGAAGTGGGGAATCTTCAATTAAGGTAACCTCCTCTGTGGTCAAGGCTTGTTCAGCGTCTTCATCCAGCTCGAAACGGAATTGTCGGTGTTTCGATAATACTGGC